GGCGGCAAAGAGGCGGCGTTCTGTGCTGGTCTGGCACACCCCCAGGCAGATCCGATCGGATGCTTCCAGTCCAAACGCCAGCGTGACGCACCTGGACAAATGGTCTTCCAAGAAGAAGCCTTGCGTTTGGGCGTCATAGCCCAGCAGCAAAGCGCCGCCAGGTCCCATTGCTTTCCAGATCACGCAAGTCGTGACCTCTTGGGGGATGAACCAGAACGAGGTGCTGAACACCTGCGGCATGTTCACAGTCCAGGCCACCTGGGTGGTGTCTTTGACCATGAGCCCCATGCCATAGCGGCCATCGCCGTAACTCACGCCCGCCAACTGGCTCGTTACTGCATTGCCAATGCCCATCACAGATCCGCTGAGCCGCCAGCCGTAGAGCTCGCCCGGGTGCAGCACATCCTCTCGCGCCATCTGAAACCGCGCATCCACGTTGGCGATGGCGCCGTCGTAGGTCCACTGCCGCCGGGCGGCGTCACCGCTCCAGACAAAGTTGGCTTCCTGCCAGGTGGTACGGTCATCGACCGAAGCGCCCAGGCTGCTGAGCAAGGTGTTCTGCGCCCGGATGGGAGAGACCAGATCCAGCTCAAACAGGTATTCGGCCACTTGCGCGCCGGTATTCATGCGCAGCACGTTTTTGCCATTGACCGTGACCACCGAGGCGAAATGCTTGGTGCCAGCAAAGCCCCCTGCTTGCTCATCGCGCTCGAGGATCAGGTTGGCGTTTTGCGGCTGGGCCACCACAGTCGAGACTAAAGTGGGCGTGTCGCTGTAGATGCCGGGCGAGGCAATCGCCTTGATCCAGAACTTGCGCTCGCCATCAAATCCCGAGGGCAGCGTGTAGCTGGTGGACTTGACCTCGGCCACAAAGAGCGATGCGTCCCATGCCGCACCTTCTCGCAGCTCGTAGCCCACCACCTCGGGCTCTGGGTTGGGTTGCCAGCGAAACTCCAGCCGGTTGGCCGACTGCACCACATCGAACTGGCGCACCGTGGCCGGGGCCAGCAAGGTCAACACAAAGGTGGTGACATGCGCGCTGTATTGGCCCGAGGTGTCGTAAGCGCGGATGTGGTACGGGTACTGCCCTGCTGCGTCCTGGTCGTGAACCATCTGGGTGCCTAAGGTCTTGGCAACCAATTGGGCGTCGTCCCAGCCGGGCCCGACCCGCCCCTCATAGCCCGCCAAATCGGCATCGGGCAGTTCGTCCCAGCTCAGCAGCAGATCGGACATGCGCCGCTGTACGGTAAAGCCGGTCACATCCGACGGAGGCAGTGTCTTGCCCAGCACCGTGGCGCTGAGTGTGGCGGGCACACTTTCTTTACGGGTGATGCCGATGGCCCTTAAGCTGAACTCGTAGTCACCTTCCTGCGCATCGCGGATTTCTGCGTAATTGGCGCTCACCAGCGGCAGGCTCACAAAGTTGCCACCGCCCACCCTGTAGGAAAGCCGGTAGGCGATGGCCGCAGGCACCTCAGCCCAGGACAGTTGCACCAGCACCTGCGCCCGGTCTTTGACCCGGTACAGGCTCTCTTGCATGCTGAGGGCCGTGGGAGCGGCAGGCATGTCTGAGAGCACCGTGATGGCGCGCGGCTGCAGCGCCAGGCCCTCTTCGATGGCCGCGTATTTGCCAGGGTTGTGGGCCAGGGCCGTGACTTCATGCACGCCGGGCTCGCGTTCGGCCACAGACACCACCCGAAACAGTTGCGGCTCGATGATGGAGGAAGCCAGCACCCAGATGGCATCGGTTTGCGGCGCCATGCTGAAGGGGATGGTGACCGTGAGGGTTCGCCTCGCATGTCCATCACCGCTGGACACAGCGAAAGTAGCCCCCACCAAGCGCTCTTCTACACTGCCATTGGGCAAGATCACCGAAAGCCGCCAAGGCAAGTCAGCTGGCAAATCCTGGTCCAGGGTAACGCTGGTGGTGGTGGCTGCTGCGACGCGGCCACCCAGGCGCATGCCGCCCCGACTTGGGTCAGCTACCTGGATGACATCGCCCGGGCGCACCACCGCACCTTCCAATCCTGTTCGGAAGGTGATGATTTCTGATTCGGACTGCTCGGAGTACAGGAGCCACTTGCCCACCCGATTGGCCTGCCCGCGCGAGGTGCAGCCCATGGCCACCACATCGGCTTGCACCACGCCGTAGCGCGCGATGCCCGCGACGTCCTCAACGTATTCCACCTTCTGTCTGTAAAAATCCTCCGGATCGACCCAGCTGACCAAGGCCACCGTGTGCCGAGCCTTGGCAGACGAGCCCTGATAGGCGAACTCGCCATCGATGACGTTGGCAGCAGTGAACTGATAGACAGGGTCTTGGGGCGCGTCTTGCGTGACGGTGATGGCCCCACCCGACCAATAGGCCATCCCCCGAAAGACCGAAGCCATGTCCTGCACCACCTTGTAGGCCTGCTCGCGGGTTTGCAGGTACAGGTTGCATGTGAAGCGGGGCTCGAGACCACCCAGGCCATCGGACACAAGTTCGTCACAGTAACGGGCCACCCGGTACAGCGCCCACTTGTCGACCTGGGACTCTGAGATGAAATGCCCCAAGCCATAGCGGGTGTTGGTGACCAGGTCGTAAAAACACCAAGCCGGGTTGTCCGTCCAGGCCACCTTGAAGGTGCCATCCCAGACACCTGCGTATGCGCGAGACTCCGGGTCGTAGTTGGACGGCACCCGCACACGCAGGAGTTTTAGCTCATAGCTGCGCCGGGGGATGGCGTTGAACTGCGAGGCGTCCACCCGCAAGGCCATCAAGGCGCTATTGGGGTAGCGCAGCTTGCTCTCGATGACCTCGGTGTACGAGTCCAGAAAGGTCTTGTTTTGCAGGCTGCTTTGGGTCGCGTCCTGGGTCAGCCTGCGAAGGCGGACCTCCCAAGGACCTGTGCCGGACAGTGGCACGTAGTAACTGCGTTGGTAGCGCGAAGTGGTCTTGCCAGAAACCGTGTCGGTGAGCACCTGCACAAAACCAGCGCCTGCTGACTGCAAGTCGATCGCGTAGCTCACCGATGTGCCGTTCAAGTCGCCGTTGGTCGTGTCCTGCAAGGTGAGCGCAGGCATGCTCACTTTGAGGCGCACTGCGTCCACGTCGGGGTCGGTGATAGAGCGCACGACCGGCTGGGCAAACTTGCACTCCACGCCGACCGAGACCTCGTTTTCTACCGAGGCAAAGCCCGGGATGTAACCCTGCTGCTGGGAGCCGGGACGGCTTTCAAGCGTCACCCCAGAAAAGTTGTAGCTCCCATCGGCATTCTGAATCGGCGTGTCGTCCAAAAAAACCGACTGCAGACCCTGCACCAGACCTTCGATTTCTCCTTCGCACACCAAATCGACCACACGGGCGTAGGCTTTGGAGCGCAGGCTGTCGGCAGCTTCTTGGGCCACACGGGCGCTACCGCCACCTGACTTGCCACCGCCACCTGCGCCGATGATCAAAGGATTTGAAGCTGGTATCAGATTCATGCAGTGATCTCATCGACAGGTATTTAAAGAACAGGTATTTCATCGACATCGATGCCCGCACTGATCACGGCCGAGCCCACGATCATGCGGCCGTAGCCCACGGGCACGGGATGGCCTTGAGCAGTGGTGTTCACGGCTCCGTTGAACACATAACTGGGGCGGTTTTCTGGGCGCTCGGACGGATCTGAAGCTTTGGCGGTAGGTGCAATCATCTGGGCCACACCGCCCAGAATCATGGAAGTGCCTACCGAATACAGGGTCGCTTGCGACAAGAATGAGCCAGCGGCTGCCCAGCCCATCGGGTTCCACCAGGACACAGCGATCAAAGCTGCCCCCAACAGGATCTGGCCTAGACCATTGCCACCAGCCCCAGAGATAACCGGCGCGATGGTGATGCGCTGCTGACCGGTGGGTTCATGCAATCGGCCGAGTGCCAGGGCGTCCCGCCCAGCCAGCACCCGGTAGCCCACACCCCGCTCGCCAGAGGAAACCAACTCGCGCTCAAACTGCGGGAAATTCGCACAAAGAGCCCGCACCGCTTCGGCGGCTGAGGCCACTGCCATCTGATGGCGACGCCCAAAGCGCCTGCCCAGTTCACCGAGAAGAAGGATCGTGGCCATGGCAAAACTCGTGCTGCAAGTTTTAGGAGCGGTAAAGAAAACGGCTAAAGAAGTCGGTGAAGGTCTGGATGCCGCAGCGCCTGGGTGGTGACCTTTTGCCAGTAGCCGCCGTACACGTCGCGACTCGATAGCCTGCCTTGCAAGTGGTGCAGGATCAGCCCATCGCCCAGATACACCGCCGCATGGTTGGGCACAGGGGAGGCAACCTGCATCAAGAGCACATCCCCCACCTTCAGATCTGTCCGATCCGTCAGATTCGCAACCCCAAACCCAGCGGACCCAAAGTTGTCCAGGTACAGGTTCATGCCCCGCTTCCACCACTCGTCAAAACGCTCAAAATTGGGCAGATCAATGCCACGCTCTTGCACGTACCAGTCGCGCACCAGGGCGTAGCAGTCAAGTACTCCATGTGCCCATTGACGGCCCACCAGGGGCGCGACATAGCCCTCAGGCTTGATCTGCACCCATTGACCAGCGGGAAACGACACGATGGACCAGGGCAGCCCTGTGGCTTCGCAAGCCACACGGTCGGCCTGACTGGGTTCAGGGGGCAAGTTCGGGTGGGAATGGAACACCCCAACGATTTCGCCCTGGCGGTCGGCTGCCACATAGTCTTCGGGGTGGATCACGAATTGGTCGGTGCCCACACCGATGTTGCGGCAAGGGCAATAAACTTCGCGGCCCTTTTGAATGACCAGCAGCCCACAGGCTTCACGGGGAAACTCTTTGGCGGCGTGGGCCAAGGCCAGAGATTGATTGATTTCATTCATGCAGTGATTTCATTCATGTCTTGATTTCATTCATCAACGGAACAAGCCCGCCGCCGGAAAGCCCCCGAATGGCAATTCGGCATGTGCACCAAAGCGCCTCTGGCAAGAGGCCAGGCGTTTGCCACAGGCGTCTTGCGCTTTGCTGCTCACCACCTCGTCATTCGCGTTGAAATACGCACTGCCCGTGTAGCCGCACTCGGCACCCCGGTAGGACCAGGGGCAGACGTTTTGCACGATCTGACGACGCGGCAAGTTGACGCCTTCCAGGTCAAAGGACGCAGCCAACTCGAACTCGACCACCTCACGCGTTTCACGCGACTTGCGGTCAACGCAGTAAACGTCGTCGGCGAATTCGGCCAAGGGGTCTGCTGTAGGGTTCACGCCGTCCGCAAAATTGACCGCATCGAGGTACTTGGCCAGGGTCCGTTTGCGGGTGATCCTGGCTCCCACCAGGTCCTGGTAGCTCAGCACGAGCGCGGTGATCGAGCCCGTGACATTGGCCACCCGCAGCTGGGGACGTGGCACCTGACCGCCACCATTGAATTCAAAGCCCTCAACCTGGATCGGGAACGCTTCATAGGCGTGGCCTTGCCAGACCACGCGCTGCATGAGGGCGTTGGTGCCCGCATGAAACCTCACTGGTCCCTGGCCAAAGAGCGACAGGTCCAGCACAAAGAGCTCGATCACGGCGCTGGGTGCGAGTTTCTGGATTTCTGAGGTGATCGCTGGGGAAGTCGTGGCTTGTTCGGTCATGACAAATCAAACACCTGTTTGAACGTGGCCCGCACCGTCTCGACGTCGGGCTCATCCACCAAGCGGCTCCACTCTTCGCAGGTGAACTTGGCAGCAGTGCCTGCCGGGGTGGTCCAGTCAAAAGCCTGCACACCCCCGCGAGCGCGCAAGAAATCGTAAATCGCTCCGGCATCCTGTCTGGTCCGCCCACGAAACTCCAGCGTCCAGACCTCGGCTTGGGTGTGGATGCCAAAGGCCAAGCGCTGCTCATACCCATCGCCAAATGCCACCCGGCGCACATTGGGCCGCATGGCCAGACTGGCACCCAGCGATGGAATCCATGTGAACACCGCCATTTACAAAGCCCTCCTGCTGTCGAGCAAGCCACCGGCCCGCTTTTGCGCCAGCAGCTCCTGGCGCACCGCGTTGGCCACCGCCTGGCCCAGGTCACGACCTCCTGCGCTGTCGCCCCGTGTGGCTGCACCTGCGTCAGAGACATTCACGGAAATGTTGAACACATGGCCTGCGCCCATAGCACCAGTAGCAGCACCAGCAGCGCCACCGCTCATGGTCACGGGAATGGTCCGCCCATCGGGTAATGGCACATAGGCCTCTGGCCGCGAGCCTTCGCCAAACACCGCCAGTTGCGGCGAATTGGCGATCCCGCCACTGGCGTAGCCCCGCAGCGGTAATGGCCCCTCTGCCGTCATGACCCCGCCATCGGCAAAACCAAAGAAACTGCTCATGGCTTTGGCCAGGGGCAGCGTGATGGCGCGCTGGATCTGGATGCGGATCAGGTCCGAGATGATGGAGTTGGCCAGCAACCTGAAGTCGAGCTTGCCCGTCATCACAAAGCCCACCAGCGCATCGGTCATGCCGTTGAAGGCGCGGACAGTTGCCGCTTCCATCTGCTTGCCAATCTGCTCAGCTTCTTCGGCCACCGCGCGCAGGCCTTTGGCAAATCCGGCTTCGGGGTCCGAGAGTTCCTTGGCCCGCTGCGTCAACAGCTGAGCGCCATCTGCCGCTTGGCGGGCGGCTTCCTCGATTTTGCGAAGGGCCTCGGCGAGTTTTTCATTGCCGGGGGCAGCGTCTGCCAATGCACGCGCCTGCTCGGCCAGTGAGGCCAGCTGGTTCGCACTTTCCTGACGGGCTTCGCCCAGGCGGCGCAGCGAGTCGAGCTCGCTGATGGCGCCGGTCTCGCGCAGGGTTTTGATCTGCTCTTCGCTGGCACGCAACTGCGCCTGACCGCGCGAGGCCTGCTCTTGCAGGTCTTTGAGCGATTCGCCCGGCAGCCGGATCTGGCGCTCCAGGTCGGATTGCTGGGCATCACGCTCGAGCTTTTGGCGTTTGAGGGCAATCTCCAGGAGCTTGTCCTCGAGCTTGAGTTTGTCCTGACTGGTTTTAGCGACCGTGTCGAGACCTTTGCGCAAAACAGCTTCCTCATCCGAGGACAAGGCAGAGAGCTTTTGCGTGAAATCTTGCTGGGCAGCCAAGCGAGCGTCACTGGCCTCCTTGAAACTCAGGTAGCCCTGGTTTTCATAAAGGTCGATGATGCGTTGGCGGTCCTTGAGGATGCCTGACTCTGTATCCACCAGGCCTTGCAGACGCTTGAGTTCACTGTCGATGCCTGCCATGGCCGAGGCTGTGACGGCCGTGGTGGCGGTGCTGTAGTTCAGGCGCTTTCGGGACGCGGGTGCAGTTGTTTCTGAGTTGCTCGCATCGGTGCCTTTGCGAATGTCATCAAAGCGTTTGGTGACCGCATCGGCCAAGAGCGGCATGTCCCACAGCTCGACATAGTTCTGATTGGCCTGCTCGACGATCGCGTTGCGTTTGTCCAGCGCCGCTTTGAGGCGTGCGCGGTTCTCTTCAGAAAACGGATTGAGTCCCTCACCCCCCGCTAAAAACGTCCCCGCCAGCTCAATGTCTGCCCACACCGCCTGGAAACTGCCGATCACCGACTTGATGGTCTGGCCGATGCCGCGCAGGGCGTCGATGACCACGGCGATGGCGTACGCCGTGTTCTGCGCCCAGGTGGTGAGCGAGCCTTCGGTGCGCAGGCGCTGGATACCACCCACCGCGTCCTGGGTGCCAAAGAGCACCTGCTTGAGCTCCTGTACCAGCACCGTCATGGACGGGATCGCAGCCGTGACCAGGGTCTGAGCGACAAAGCCTGTCTCGGCCTTCATACGCGCCAGCGCCTTGGAGGCGTTGTCTGCTTCCTCGATCTGCTGGGCCGTGAGCCGGATGTTGAGGTCCTGGTTTTCTGCAAGGTCTTTGAGGAAGGGCAGCATGGATGCGCCCGACTTGCCAAAGAGCTCCATGGCCAGGGCCGTCTTGCCCGCGCCGTCTTCAAATTCGGAGAGCTTTAAGGCCACATCGTTCATGACCTCGGCAGGATCGCGCAGGTTGCCGCTGGCATCCCTAGCCCTCACCCCCAAAAACTGCAGCGCCTTGGTGGCTCCGGCCGTTTCATCGTCCACACCCGCCAGACCTTTGGAGAGTTTGGCCAGACTCCCGCCAATGGCGTCCATCGCGGTGCCCGAGATGGTAGCCACGGGCGCAAAGCCTGACAGCGCCGTGGCGCTCGCCCCGGTTTGCTCGGCCAGACCTTGAAGTGCTGCCGAAGTCTCCAGCGTCTGGGTCACAAAGTCACGCAGTGCGGCCACCGAAGTGGTGCCGATGACGACCGCAAAAGCGGTCCGGGCAACGCCAGCGACCTGCTGCAGCGAGGCTTTCATGTCCGAGGCGTGCTTGTCCAGCAAACGTGCACTGCGCCCGAGATCGGCCTGAAACTCGGCGGTGTCGGCTGCAAGTTTGATGACCAAGGAGCCGATATCAGCCATGGGGGTTGCCTTATCTCTTGACGCGGTGCGCGAACATGGCCTTGAAGCGGGCGATGTTCAGGCGTGCTGCATCTGCTTCAGATGCCTTGGGTTGATCTGAACGGTGTGGCTTGTGGTGATCTTTGTGGTGGTTTTTATCCACAAAGGGCATGAAGTCCTCCGGCGTGAAGGGCTTGCCCTCCTTGCTGCGGTGGGCGTTGGCCAAGGTGGACGCGACGATGGCCGAGCGCAAGTCCGCCCGAAAATCCCCAAAGGGCTCCAACTGATAAAACGCCATCCACTCGGTGAGCTCGTCAGAGCCCATGCGCGCCAGCAACTCGCGCACCGGCAGACCCAAAGCCAGCGCCAGCCGAAACACAAAGCGCCGGGCCGGGCTGGCGATCAGGCGTTTTTTGCGGCTTGCGCCTCATCGGCGCCGATGCCGTTCAGGCGCTGGGCCACAGCAAAGACCCGGTCGAGCGCCCGGGCGCTTTTGCGGCCTAAGGCGTCGATGTCACCATCTTGGAATATGCGCTCGCCCGACTCGCTACACAAGGTGAGCGAGACCAGGCGCGCGCGCACGTTGTGCATGCGTTGATCGTTAGACGAGGTGTTTGAATCCCTCGTGATCAGGCTGGCTTCAAAGGCGTCGCGGTCGGTGCCGGTCATGGTGCGCACGTACACCTGACCGCCCCATTCGGGAACGCTCACGATTTCGCGCGGCAGGTCGTCGGCAGATAGGATAGCTTCTTTGGACAGGATGTTCATGGGTTTAGCTTTCTGTGATGTCGCCGTCGATTTCAATGGTCACGCTGGCTTCAACCACCGCGTCCACCCCGCCTTGCACGCTGAACTGCGTGACATAGCCGTAAAACGTCCAAGTGGCTGCAGCCACATCGGTGAAGGTGATCCGAAACTGACGACGGGTGCGGTTGGCGCGGTCGGTGCGCAGGCCCTGGTGCACTGCGTCTTCGGGGTTGTAGTGAAGACTCAGCGAAAGCTGGCCTTCGTCGCGCAAACCCACGCGTTTTTCTTTGGAAGTTGAGGCCAGATTGGTCACATCGATGACCGAGGCCTGGCCTCCGGGCCCCTGAAACGAGACCACGTTGGGGATGGTTTCAAAGGTGGTGGTGCCAAAGCGGGCAATGGCAATACCCTGTGCGGTGATGGCGGTGCTGCTCATGCACGTGCTCCTGTTGTGCGGTGAAACTGTTGTGGGCTGAAACGGATTCAGCGGTGGTAGGTGTAGTCCACGCTCACCCGGTACAGCCGGACTTGCGCTTCAAATTCACTGAGCCCCATGCGCACATCGGCGATGGTGCTCTTATCGGCCAATAGCGCCGCCAGGACCTGGTCTTGCAGGTGCAAGGCCTCCTGGTAGGTTCTGGCGTAGGTGTCGACCTGCACGCGCACGCGCTGCAGGCCTGCTGACAAATTTGGCCCATCGATGCCGAAGATGTGCTCTTGTGCGATGGGCGTGTAAACGATGGCCGGGTACTGGGCGCTTTCTGGAGCGACCAGGGCGTACACCTCACCACCGGCCAAGTTCTGGATGGCGTCAAAGAAGTCCTGCACCGCTGTGTCCTAAGGTCTTGTGCTGAATTTTTTGGCTTCCATCGCCACGCGCTGCTGCAAGCGCTCTTTCATGGCCTGAGCCGCTTCGCGCCGTTTGGCCTCGAGCGCCGGACGCAGAAATGGGCGTGCAGCCATCTTTCGGGTGCCAAACTCCACAAAGCGCCAATACCAGGCGTCCTGGGACAGGTTGCCTTTTTTGCCCTGCTTGCGGTACTTCTTGCCGTGGCGCACCGTCACAAAGAAGGTCTGGCGCGTGAGGCTGGAGAGCTCGGGGATGTGCTTCATGATCACCGAGCGCTTGAGGGTGCCCGGTGGGGGCTGGTTCGGCCCCAGAGACTGCTGTGCCTTGGGTGCCCGAGCGCGGGCTTCGTCCCGAACGACCTTGGCCCCGGCGTACACCGACACACGCAGGCCGTTCTTGGCAACACGATCTGGCAATTCGCGCAGGGCTTTGCCCAGTTCTGCCAGGCCTTCGATCTTGACGGTTTCACGTTTAGCCATCGTCAAGCCCTTCGCAAGCCAACAAGATGAGTTTGACCCGGCGCTCGTCTTCATCAAGAGCTGAGTGGATGTTGAACACCCGGGCTTTGTAGAGCACGCGCATCTGAGCCACTTGGTGGGGGTTGTCAAAAAGGCTCTGGTGGCGCACCGTGATCTGGTGGGTGAGTTCTGCCGAGATCCGCCCAGCGATCACCGCTTCACGCCCGGACAGCGGCTGGATATCAGCCCAGACGGCCGCCACATCGAGCCAAGTGCGGCAGGGGCCACCCAGGCGGTCTTTGGTGGTGCTGGGGCGCTGGATCCTGATGCGGCGCGTCAATGCGCCTGCTCCGATCGGGTTCATAAAGGCCTCATATCAGGGGTACTTTGTAGGGATCGAGCAGGCCATCGACAAAGGGCAAGGGGTCAATCCGACCTCGGGCCATCGACGCGACTTCCTCGCGGTGGGCGTACAGACTGCCCAGACGCAACTTGATCCAGCTTTTGAGGCCTTCGGGCACATCCGCTGCGCTGCCATACCCAGCATCAAAAGTCACCGAGACGGCACCGATTTGCGGCAAGGCCACAGGCCAGAT